CATGGCTGATGTCATTGGTGATAAGAAAAATGTATTAAACTTTTTAATGAATCACTATTATATGGATGCTGACGAAGTAGAAGAATTATATCCAGAAATACTTGAAGCTGTAAAAAAGCTTGAAGCCCTGTCAGAAGCATATTCAAAAAATTTATCTGATAGGGAAATTGATAAACAATTCAAATTCTTTAGTAAACCAGAAGAGTTTTTTGGCGACTTAGATAAGGCTAGGGCAGAAATGAAACAAGATTATAGCCCTAAGAATTCAGCTAGACCAAAAGCATGGAATTCTTTAAGTTATCCTGTTAGAGACGGTGATTATTACTTTGCATTTATATCAAAGAATGAAAAGAAAAATATGAAGTTTAATGAAAAATTAAATGATTATTTACAAGAAGCATTTAAAGGTATGAAACTTGATATGATGAAAAAGAGACGAAGCAAAGAAGAAGTTCGTGAGGATCTTTGGGAAAAGGCTAGTCTTGAAGTTCAAACATACCCAAGAGATTTAGCTTATGGTGATACAATGACTAGAGAAGAAATTTGGGCATCAATTGGCCATATGGTTGGATTAAATGAAGATGTACAAGAAATGCGAGGCGCTGTACAAACTGATGCAGGAATTAGATTAGGTAAAAGAAAGAAAGCACCTAAATATCACAGAGGATAATATGAAAACATTTAGAGAAATTAGAAATAACTTACTTACGAAAGCTGGTCTTAATGAAAAAGTATATAGACCACCAGGCTCTATGTCCACATTAGGTGGTATAATGGCTCAAGGGTTTAAAAAGCATATTGAAAAAACTAAAATGTCAAAAATAGACGAAAGAAAACTTACTAAAATGTGGGGTGATTGGTGTATGCGAAAAGGATATGCTGCAGCACTTGATTATATTTTAGATATGCAGAAAAAAGCTAAACTTCCTGAAGGTACTTTTTTACTCTTTGGTATGAAAGGACATAAATCTGCAAAATGGATTAAAGAAGAAGATTTATCTATGGAAGATGTACAAGATTATTATAGAATGGAAAATGATTTTGTAATAATGATACAAGGTACTGATGACCAAGCTGAACTTAAAGCAATGATGAGAGCACTTAAAGGATCATTTAGAAGTAAACCAATTAGAGGTTTAGATAGTATGAAAGGTGGTAAAGTTAAATTTTCACCAGGTATAACATTAGAAATCAGGGATGCATTTGATTTAATTATAGACGACAAGTAATGAAAACATTTAAACAAATTAGAGAAGATAAGTTTCAGTTAGTAGACATGGATGCTGATACAGCAAGAGTTGCAGTTCAACTCGCTAAGAAAGCTGGTTTACAACCAAAAAGTTATAAATCAAGAAGCGGTGGTTTAGATATATCAGTAGAAGGACCTAAGAAAAAGGTAGCCAAATTTATACTGTCATTACCGGAGTCAACTCAATTAGATGAAATAAGATATACTAATGTTTATAATAGAATTAAAGGTGTCAGAGGACTTAAGAGAAAAGAGCTAGATATGATTAGTGCTATTGACCCAGATGTATTAGCAAAGGTTGTAAAATCATTGGACTTCCTTAAAGACGATGTAGAAGAAAAATGAAAAAACATACTACTTTAAAAGATGCAATAAAAGAAGTTGCAAAGCCTATCGATGAGAGAGTCGATGCCGACCTTATGTTACCTCGTGGTGAACAG